TAAGTAAATACTAAATGGGGTGATAGAAATATCACCCCAATACATTGAGAGTGGATATGTTAGAAAGATTCAAACAGATATTTGCTGGTCTTGAAACTTCTTACGGTCAAACAAAAATGACTGGAGAGATCAGAGATGACGGAAAAAATGAAGCAGAGTCAATAACGGTACATAAACCTATAACAGATGCGTTATGGCAAAAACATTTAAAGGGTGAATTTCCAGCATTAGGAATTGTTCCTATTAGACAAGATAGTAGATGTAAATGGGGATGTTTAGATGTTGATGTTTATGATTTAGATCACAAAGAATTAATTACAAAAATAAAAAATAAAAATTTACCTTTAATAGTTTTTAAATCAAAATCAGGTGGTGCACATATATTTTTATTTGTAAAAGAATTTGTTCCAGCATCTTTAGTTAGGGAAAAATTAAAAACAATGGCTGCAATGTTAGGTCATGCTGGTAAAGAATTATTTCCAAAACAAGATTACATTCTTGCAGATAAAAACCAAGTGGGTAGTTGGTTAAATGTTCCATATCATGGTGGTGACGAATCTGTAAGACGTGCTTTAGGAGATAATGCAGAGTTATTAACTTTAGAAGAATTTTTTAAATTGTATGATAAAAAAGTTTTATCTGAAAAAGATTTAATACAGTGGAAAGAACCTATAACAACAGAAGATGAAGATTTATTAGAAGCTCCTCCATGTTTGGTTACATTATTATCTGACAAAGTTCCTAAAGGTAAAAGAAATGATACCATGTTTAATGTTGGTGTTTATTTAAGAAAAAGATTTCCAGATTCATGGAAAACAAAATTAAGCACTTATAATGGTAAGTACATGACTGAACCATTAACAGATTCTGAAATAGAAGGTGTTATCAAATCGTTATTAAATAAAGATTATCGTTATAAATGTAAGCAAGAACCTATCAGAAGTTTTTGTGAATCAAAGATTTGTGTAAAAAGAAAATTTGGTGTTGGTGAAAATATACCTGCGCCAGAAATAGAAAGAATAGAAAAATATCCCTCACATCCAACAATTTATATTGTGTATCTTGATGGTAAACCAGTTGAAGTAGATGGGTATACTCTTCATGAATTTAATAAATTTTCTGTAGAGGTAATGGATCAATTAAATCAAGTATTAATGCCAATAGGTACGGTTGTTTGGAAAAAATTATTACATAAGATTATGTCTAACAAAGATACATTTAAAATATTAGATGTTCCTCAAGCAGCAAGACTTGATTATCAATTGAAAGAATTACTTGGAGATTTTTTAAATAGAGCAACAGGCAAAGTTATGGATGATGTTAAGAGAGGTATTCCATATACAGAAAATGGTTACAGTTATTTTAAATATCAAAGTTTTAATAGTTTCTTAAAAAGAAGTAAGTCTTGGGATTTACCAAAAGCAAAGACACAAAAAATGTTAGAAGATATTTTTAAGGCGAAAGAAGAAGTTTTAAAATTAGATAAAAAATCTATGAGAATATGGAAAGTTGAAACAATAAATGTTGATAAACCAACTATCACAGAAACTACAATGAAAGAACCTGCATTCAAATGAAAAGAACAATTATACCAGGACCTCCAGGAACCGGTAAAACATATCACTTGATAAATAATTATTTAAAAAAAGAAATTGAAATAAATAAAATTTCTGCAGATAGAATTGCTTACTTAACATTTAGTAATGCAGCAACAAATGAAGCAAGGAAAAGAATATTACCTACGTTTCCATTGATAAAAGACTTTCCATACATATGCACCATGCATTCCTTAGGAACAAGACAATTAAATATAGATACAAATACACAATTACTTAAAGATGAAAAATGGAATGCTTTTAAAAACTTTTCACAGATATGCAAAGACTTATCTTTTGATTCTTATTTTGATCCTTACACTGAAGCAGTCACATATAAAAATGATCATATGAAAATTATTGAATATTCAAGATGTAAAAAAATATCTATCATGGATGCTGCAATAGAATTAGATAAACATCAAACCATAGATATTTGGTTAACAGAACAAATTGATGCCGATTTAAAATCATATAAGAAACAAACAGGGATGATTGAGTATTCCGATATGATTAAACAGTTCATTGAGAAAGACAAATGCCCTCCACTCAGCGTTGTCTTTTTGGATGAAGCGCAGGATCTGAATCCTCTGCAATGGGACATGTTCAATTACATTGAATCTCGATGTGAGCGATCATACATTGCAGGGGACGACGATCAAACTATCTATACGTTTCAAGGCGCTGATCCAAATATATTTATAAATTTAAAAGGTGAAGTGGATCCAAGAATTGAATCAAGAAGATGCCCAAGAGTTATTCATAGAAAAGCATTGGATATATTACAACATGTAGAAAATAGAATGATTAAAAGTTGGCTTCCTCGAGATGCTGAAGGAAAAATTTTTGAAGATCAAAGATTAGATGATTTAGATTTTAGTAAAGGCGAATGGATGATCATAGCTAGAACAAATCAAATGTTAAATCCGATCAAAGCTCATTTGACTTCATTAAACTTAAGATTTGATAGTAAAACAAATACGGTTTTATCTAAGGAATTATTAGAAGCTTATCAAGTATGGAATAGATTAAATCAAGGTGCAACTGTTGGGGCCGAAGAAGCAAAGTCAGTTTATAAAGTTTTAAATTGTAATATGAAACATGTTGAATATGGATTTTCTAGTGGCAAGTCATTAGATGCTGTAGATTATGTAGATATTGATGATCTTATGCTTAATCACGGGCTACTAGTGACGGGGAGCTGGGAACAATTAAATTTTAAAGAAGATACAAAATTATACATTAAATCATTATTAACAAATGGTGATGATTTATTTAAACCTGCAAGAATTAAAGTATCCACAATACATGGTGTCAAAGGTGAAGAATGCGAAAATGTAGTCTTATATACAGGGATAGAAAAGATTATACATGACGCAGCATTAAGAAATCCTGATCCTGAACACAGGTTGTTTTTTGTGGGTGTAACACGTGCAAAAGAAAATCTTTATATTATGCAACCCGATATAGATGATTATTATAACTACATACCAGGAGATCCAATACTATGAGCAACAATGTTTTTTTTAAACAAGTAGGAGGTAAGCATTACAAGAAGATGGCTATACAACCTTCTGAGTTTATAAATAAAAATAAATTACTTTTTGCGGAAGGTAATGCAATTAAATATATATGCAGACACAAATTAAAAGGTAAAAAAGAAGATGTCTTAAAAGCAATACATTATTTAGAAATGATAATAGATAGAGACTACAACGATGTTTAGAGGAAGAAAAAAAATGGTATTTCACATGGGGTTATTAACCTGCATGTGTGTACTTTGTTATTTAATTATGATATTATAAATGATGTTTGAAGCTCAGAAAGAATGGATTTGTCCTGAAAATTATCCTGATCTAAAAGGATATAAATATATTGCAATAGATTTAGAAACTAAAGATCCAGATCTTAAATCAAGAGGTTCTGGTGCAATCATTGGTAATGGTAATATTGTTGGTATTGCAGTAGCTGTTGATGGATGGTCCGGTTATTATCCAATTGCTCATGAAGGTGGTGGTAATTTAGATAAAGATAAAGTTTTAAGTTGGGTTAAACAAATTTGTGCAAATGATAATGTAAAAATATTTCACAATGCAATGTATGACGTGTGCTGGCTTCGAGCGGCGGGGATCCAAATCAATGGACACATTGTAGATACCATGGTGATGGCATCATTAATTGATGAAAATAGATTATCTTACACATTAAATAGTATTTCATATGAATTTTTAGGTGAAGTTAAAGATGAAAAAGCTTTGAATGAAGCAGCACAGTCTTGGGGAATAGATCCTAAATCTGAAATGTATAAACTTCCTGCAATGTATGTAGGTAATTATGCAGAAAAAGATGCACAATTAACATCAGAATTATTTAAAGTTTTATCAAGGGAAACACAAAAACAAAATTTACAAAATGTATTTGATTTAGAAACACAATTGTTTCCATGTTTAATTGATATGAAATTTAAAGGAGTAAGAGTTGATATAGAAAAAGCACACAAACTGAAACAACAGTTAACAGCACAAGAGCATGAATTGTTATTAAAAGTAAAACAAGAAACAGGGATAGAGCCACAGATTTGGGCAGCAAGAAGCATTGCAACAGTTTTTGATAAGCTTGGCCTACATTACGAAAGAACTGAGAAATCATTAGCACCATCCTTTACAAAAAATTTTTTACAAGAACATAAACATCCAATAGTACAAATGATTGCAAAAGCAAGAGAAATAAATAAAGCACATACAACTTTTATAGATACAATTTTAAAATTTTCACACAAAGGAAGAATACATGCTGACATCAATCCAATAAGATCTGATCAAGGTGGAACTGTTACCGGTAGATTTAGTTATGCTAATCCTAATCTTCAGCAAATCCCAGCGAGGAACAAGGAGCTAGGACCTATGATTAGATCATTATTTTTACCAGAAATTGGCCATAAATGGGGTTGTTTTGACTATTCTCAACAAGAACCAAGACTTGTTGTACACTACGCAGCAACTACAGAACCAATTTGTTTTGATGAATCAGTTACAAAAATAGTAAATGAATTTAAAAATAATTCTGTAGACTTTCATAAAACAGTTGCTGACATGGCAGGTATATCAAGAGATCAAGCTAAAACAATTAATCTTGGATTATTTTATGGAATGGGAAAAGCAAAATTACAAGCTGAACTTGGACTAAGTACAAAAGAAGAAGCAGAAGTATTATTTAATCAATATCATGATAACGTTCCATTCGTAAAAGAATTAATGAATAAGACATCTCAATTTGCACAGACATCGGGATCAATTGGAACTTTACTTGGTCGTCGTTGTAGATTTAATAAATGGGAACCATCAACATTTGGTATGCACACTGCAATGTCATTTGAAGAAGCTGAAAGAACTTATGGACGTGGAAGAATTAGAAGAGCAATGACTTACAAAGCTTTAAACAAATTGATTCAAGGATCAGCAGCTGATATGACTAAAAAAGCAATGTTGGATTTATATAATGAAGGAATTATTCCACATATACAAATTCATGACGAACTAGATATTTCTGTTAAAGACGACAATCAAGCTAAAAAGATTGTTGAAATAATGGAAAGCGCCGTTACTTTGGCAATCCCTAACAAAGTAGATTACGAAAGCGGTGAAACATGGGGAGATATTTATGATTGATTATGGCATATTTAAATGCAAATATACCACCAATTTATTGTAAAATACGAAGAGAGTATTTATATGACTTACGAGAACATCATGGCGAAACTGAAGATTGTGTGGTCTTTGCTATTGCAAGTATTCCAGGGCGTGCAATCTTATTTCATGCTTTACTTACGAATGGTGCAATATACTGGAGGCTTCCTATCTCTGCTTTTATTCAAAGAAGAAACAGCGGTGTTGTGCATCAACCACAAATGGAACATCAAACTCTCGACGATCTTGAGTTATGGAATTCATTTAGTTATTATCCTTCTGTTACTTGTTTTGATTTTTTAATCGGACAACGTTGTAAATATTTAGGTAAAGATAAAAAATTTATTCATGGCGAATATTTATTCACAATTGATTGGGCTCATCCAGAACCTAATATCATCGATACTGAACATTCTGAAATTCCCGATCAACATAAGTGTGCTCACGTTTTGGCTCTTGATAACGGTAATTTTGCAGCTCAGCCTAATAATCGTATTTTGTGGAGTATTCCTAGCTTTACAACTTCAACACATTGGCCGGACTATAAAGTACAAACTACTGAATGGAATGTAGAAAATAGAAGCTGGCAATTAGAAGACACTGATGATATGTTTTACCAAGTGGAGGAAAAAAAATGAGTAGTGAATTTAAAGTTAGCGACCAAACAAGTGTTGCATTACCAATAAAAAACATTGTTGCTATTATATCTGCTATTGTTGTAGCGGTATGGACCTATTTTGGAATTGTTGAAAGACTTAATAGATTAGAAACAAATGAAAAATTAATGGCACAAGACCTTTTAAAAAAGGCAGAACAAACTCCAAAGAATCAAGAAATGTATATGTTGATTGAGTATCAAGCTAAAGCATTAGAAAAACATTCTAAACAATTAGAAGAAAATGTTCACACAAAAGTATTAATAGCTCAATTAGAAAAGAAAGTAGAAAAATTAGAAAAACAATTGGATGCTGCAAAAGGTAAGTAATGATCGAAGCTGTGTTTGCATTATTAATGTATATGAATAATAAGTTAGAAGGTTATTCACCTAAAGCTAGTCTTGCAGAATGTTTAGAACAAAAAAGAAAAGTTGAAAGAGACCCAGGAACTAATGTAAACTGGAGTTGTAAAGAAGTAAAAGCCATAGTAGAAGTAGATAAACATGGCGTTAAACGAATCAAAGAAGTTAAGCAAGATTAATTGTATTAACAACCTAGCAGTTGGATGCTGCCTCTCAAATCACTGTAAATGTTATGATAATCAAGACTACAATAATAAGATATTTGATGATAGCTCTAGCAGCATTTGTATTAGGTACATTCTTTCCAAACCCAGCCGCCAAGAACAAGGCTCAGGGTGAAGCAATTACCTGGGCCAAGAAAATAGGATTTGGACCTCCAAGGTTTGAATACTCAAACGACAAAGAATTCATATCCTCCCTTAAAAACTGCATAGACTACCTAAATTTTAACATCCCAAGAAGACAACGAATCAACACCGAACTAATAGTAGCTCAAGCTATTGTAGAAAGTGACTATGGAAGATCACGTTTTGCACGTGAAGGACATAACTTATTTGGCATACGTATATGGTCTAAAGAAGGAATGTTACCATTATTACAACCTGAATCAATAGAATGGAGGGTACGGGTCTTTAAAAACAAATGCGAATCTGTTAAGTATTACATTGAAATTCTAAATACAAAAAAAGTGTATGCAGAGTTTAGAAGAGTTAGAGAAATTACATTGAATAGAAATCCTATTGCAATGGCTAAAACTTTAGATAACTTTTCTACAAATAAACAATATGAGAAACACGTAATAGAAGTAATAAATAAATTAAGAAATGAAACTAAGTGATAATTTTACATTGGATGAATTAACAAAGTCGCAAGAAGCAATTAGACTTGGTATTCCAAACGAGCCACAAGATGAACACATAACAAATTTAATGTTGTTGTGTACACACATATTACAACCAATTAGAAACCATTTTAAAATGCCAGTATCTATTTCTTCCGGCTACAGATCAGCAGCGCTATGCGAGGCCATAGGATCGAGCAGCGGGAGTCAACATACGAAGGGACAAGCAGCAGATTTTGAATTGTTTGGCATACATAATAAGGAAGTAAGTGATTGGATTGTAAAAAATCTTGACTACGATCAATGTATATTAGAATTTTGGACTCCTAACGACCCTAACTCTGGATGGGTTCATTGCAGTTATAACGACGCAGGTAATAGAAAATCTTATTTGAGCGCACAAAAATTAAATGGTAGAGTTGTATACACAGTAATATAATGCAACGATTAAAATTTGATAAATCTATGTTTATTGACAATGTTTTAGGAATTTGTCCTGAATGTAAGGAAGAAGCATTTCTAGTAGCGATTGTACAAGATTATTATAGATGCACAAATTGTGGTGAAGATACTAGACAATATATCAATGGACATATAAAGTATTTAAAAGTTAATCAGGAAGATAAAGATTTTATAAAAAGACATGGCACGAAAAGTAGCAGTCGGTAACGGTAAATTTATAGAACAGACCAATAAGAAACGTCCGGGACGTCATTCTAAAAGACCTAATAAACGTAATAGTAGAAAAGAATATAAAGGACAAGGTAGAAAACAATAGCTTGACAAAGTTATATTAATATCCTATATATTAAGAAACAAACAAGAAAGGTAAAAATGACTGACTTTAATAAATACAAAAACATAACTGTTGATAATGACACTTATGCGATTGTAACAAAACTTCAAACTAAACTTAAAAAAGATATTAAGTTAAGTAGAAGCCAAGTAATAAAAACATTAGTTAACGAGAAAGCGAGAACGTTAAATGGTAAACTTAAGTAGTTTAGAAGCTGACGAAAGACCTGCAACACCGGAACAAAAGTTATGGCGTGCAGTGTTTATGCAAGCGATTCAAGACACTTTTGGCATATGCACAGTTGCAATGTCTAGGGACGAGTGGCGAGAGTCTAAGTGGTGGGGTAAAATTTATACACAAGACTTTATTGAATTGTGTGAATTTGCCGGATTTGATCCACAAAAAACTTTTGAAAAACTAAAAAGATACGATTTAATAAAGAAAGGAATAATCTGGAATTACACGGTAAATGGTAAACGTAAATTTGCAGATGTAAAAGTAGCATGAGTGGAAAAATAATATGTCCAAAGTGTAATGGTAATGGATTTGTATATACATTTAACCATGATGATAGGAAGAAACAACCAATAGATTGTGATTATTGTAATAATCAAGGTGAAGTTGATATTACAGAAGATGTCATTAAGGATCTTGATGATGCAGGACAATTACAATGACAATATCTGGATATAAAAAAGCAATAGCTAGGTTATTGAAAGCATATAAAAAGAAATATGATGCTTTAGGAAGGGAGAGAAAGAATGGATCTAAAAAATCACGAGCCTAATATTTGGGCGCTCGTTATAATTATATCTTGGCTTCTGTTAATTCTAACAATTATTATTTATAAATGATTCATAGATTCGAACCCTTTGAATTTTTTAAAATTCATAAAGTACAAATTGATAGTCTATTAGATATTGGTGCACATAAAGGTTTATGGACAAAAAAATTTAAGGAACACTATCCTAATGCTAAACAATTAATGATTGAAGCTAATGCAGATCACATAGATGATTTAATAAGAGTAGGTCATTATATTTTAGCTTTAGTTGGTAAAACAAATGATGAAGTAGATTACTATGAATGTCTTGATAAAAATAATACTTATGGGAATGGAATGTATAAAGAAAACACCAATGTACCATTTAAAAAAACTACAAGACGATGTGTAACATTAGATTCATTATTGCCTGGGCAACGATTTGATTTAATTAAAATGGATGTGCAAGGCGCGGAACTTGATATCATTCAAGGATCTCCCGGATTTATTTATAATGCAAAATATTTGTGGCTAGAATTACAACCACATAACTACAACATTGGCGCTCCATCAGCAGGACAAGTTATTGGATATCTTCATCAAATTGGATTTGAATTTGTAACCATTGATGAAATTAATCTTGGTAATGGTGTTATAATGGGTATGGATGTAATTTTTGTAAACGTTAGAAACAAGGAATTAAAGACAGGATATAATATTAACAATAAAATAATATGGAAAGGATATGCAGAATGACAATATTAATAAAATCCTTAACAAGAAATAGTAAAAAAAACAATATAGAATGGATTGAAAGAATGGAAAGTAAAAACATAAATTGGGCTATGTGGGGAGGTTGGTTTGATTCTGATGGTTGTTTTAGTTTTTCTAATACAAAATTTAATTCAAAATTTGTTGTTGTGTTGGCACTAAAAGATAGAGATCCTGTCGAACTGTTTGCAAAAACTTTTGAATCTAGTTTAGAATATATGGAATACTGGACTACTCCTTATAATAAGGATGGAATAAGAACTCCTCATTTATCTAAAACTTTTAAATCCAGATTTAAAGGAGATAGAGCTCTATGGTTTGCTAATAAAATAAAAAAATTTATACTGCAAAAAACAAGTAAAATTAAGCCTTTTTTAGATAAACAAAATATTAATTATAAATTTTATTCTGAACAATGGACTAAAGAAGAATGGATTTATTATATTACTTCTCTTATTGAAGGAGATGGTACTTTTTATGATAGAAACAAAAACACTAAAACTATTGTTATTAATAGTTCTAATGAACCATTTTTAAAATATATTTCTGATCAACTTCAATTACATAAAATCATGAATTTTGGTAAAATAACTAAATGTAAAGGTCATCCAAAAGATGATGGATCTTTTAGTGTTATGTATTCACAAAGTTTAAGAGGGAAATTGCCTGAATTAAAAATTGTTTTAAACACTTTACTTCCTCATATGACTATGGAACGTAAAAGACAAAATGTATTAAAAACATTAGCATGGATTGATGCAAAGTTATGAGTTTATTTTTTATAATATTAATTGGAGTATTGTTTATATTCATAATGACTAGATTATGAAACGTAAAACTGAAAAACAACTTGATAAAGAATTAATGGACCATATTATTCGTAAAAGACTTCCACCACAAGAAGCGCGTACAATATTGCGTGCTATGTTTGAAAAACGTATTTATGAAAAAACTAAAAAGTTACACTAATGAAATACATTTTTATATTTCTATTACTAGTTAGTTGTTCAAAGGACATATCATTTGATCCTGGAACAACTATTGTAAGACAAGCTATTAGATTTATTTATGATGAGTCTACAAAAGAAAACCCTGTTATGGAAATTCAATATTAATGACACATTATTGGGGACCTATATTAGAAATTTATAATTATTTTGGTAAATACATTACTAAAGATATGAAAGTATTAGAATTAGGACCTGGAACTAAACCTTTTCCATATGCTACACATTTTTGTGGGTGGTTAGATGAAGAAAAACAAAAACTACCAAATTATAAATTTGTAGATTTTTCAAAGGATAAGTTTCCGTATGAAGATAAGGAATTTGATTTTGTTTATGCAAGGCACGTTTTAGAAGATTTATATAATCCATTTCATTGTATGGATGAAATGTCTAGGATTGCAAAGGCTGGATTTATTGAGTGCCCATCTCCTATTGTAGAAATGCATTATGATGCAGAAAGTTATACTGATAATTCAGTTGAAAAGATGAGAGGTTATAGACATCATTATAATTTTGTATGGAATGATGGTAAATTAAACTTTTTACATAAGTTTCCATGTGTTGAACATATAAAATTAACTGATGAAAATTTTATAAAAGAATTGTTAAAGAACCCTTTTAACTGGAATATGTATTATCTTTGGAAAGATAAGATTGTTTATAAAAATTATGAACATCCTAAAGATTATGATTATCCTGCCGGAAATGGTTATATAGATTTAATAATTAAATCAATTTTAACTACTGAAGAAGTTAATAAAAGATTTCAGAAAGAATTTTTAAAATGAAATGGAATAAACTATACGAGTACCCAAAGTCTATGCGCTCCTTAATTAAGGATGAAAGACACTATGAGATTGGATCCTCGAAGCTCCCTTCTGTGACCACGATACTAGGTGCAACAGCAAGTGTCGAGAAGCGAGAGTCTTTAGCTAAATGGAAAGCAAAGGTTGGCGAGGTTGAGGCGGAAAGAGTTAAAAACAAAGCTGCTACACGTGGAACGGCTATGCACTCGTATTTAGAATACCATTTAAACGGTCAAGGGTTGCTAGATTTGAGTGATGAGGGGCGAGAAGCGAGGAACATGGCACAAACTATAATAGACAAAGGATTAGGGGATCTTTCTGAAATATGGGGCAATGAAGTTGTACTATACTACCCAGATTTATATGCAGGACAGACAGATTTAGTTGGAATATACCAAGGAAGAGACAGTATTATTGACTTTAAACAATCAAATAAACCAAAGCGAGATGAATGGATAACAGATTATTATCTACAAGGTGCTGCATACGCTACAAGTCATGATTGTGTTTACGACACAAACATAGAACAAATAGTGGTTTTAATATGTACACCTGATTTATTTTTTCAAAGATTTATAATTAATGGACAACGATTTAGAGACTACAAATCGGAGTGGTTAAAGCGTTTAGATGCCTATTACAACTTAAAAGAGAAGTTGAAAGTGTGACATTTATGCAACATTATTGGTAAGTCATTGATTTATATGACAAATATGGCAAAAAATCTTCTACACGGTAAGTCATTGATTTTAAATACTTTTATCTCAATTTGTAACTTTTGTAACCATTTTGTAACTCCAGAATGGTTGGTATATAAGGATAATATGCATAAAGTTACAAAGTTACAAAATTTTTCATTTAAAAAGAGGGTACCAATAGTGATTTAATACTATAAACTCTATTAGGTGAAGTTCTATGAAATTTAATTATGAATTATATAAAATATCATGGGAAGATATATGTAGCGATTCAGGATGGGCTACAGATTTAGAATTTGACCGAATGGATGTAAGCCATTGTATTTCAATAGGTTTTATTTATAGGCAAACTAAAGATTATGTTTGGATCTTTTCTAGCTATGAGATAGACAATCTGGGCGAAATTACATACGGCGATCGTACTGTAATACCCGCAAACAACATCAAATCAATGGAGAAAATCTATGGCAAAAAAACCAAAGAATGAAACAATCCAAGATATACTTGATAGAATTGAAGAAGATTTAATATCTATCAGAGACAAAGCCGATGAATTTGAAAATCACGACTGTGATTCAGATGACGACTTTGAAGATGATGATTCTGATGAAGATTCAGACGAAGAATAGTTAATTTTTTTATTTTTAACTTCTTTTTTTAAATCATCTAATACAACACCCTCTAGGATCGGTGAGTACTCGTTAATAATTTCTTTCATACGAGCCTCTAACTGTTCTGCAGTAAGATCTTCTAACTTACCGGTCCTAATAATCTTTTGTTCAACGTACAGCCCGGCAGCTTTTCCTCTAGCAACTTCAGCATTGACTGCAGCCGACCAAGCTTTTGATTCTCTTGCGTTGTCTCTAAGTTTTGCGAGTTCTGAAATGTGTCTTTCAAATGTAACATCATATTTTTTTTGATACTCCGATCTTAATTGTCCAATGTATTGTACTACCAATGGATATCTTTTTGGATTTTGTAATTCAGAAGCTCTAACCACTGCTGAATCAGGTTCATATCCTGCTGCAATAGCACATTCTGTTGCAGTTTTCCTGCCTTCGTTTGTTATTAATTCATATGCAAATTTCATTTGCATTTCTGTTAATTTCTTTGGTAATCCCATACTAGACATTTAAGGTAATTCAGAGTAAAAAGCAAGTATGCTAAAAGGAAAGATGTTAAGACAGACATTAGATAAATTTCTGAAGAATTCAGAAGTTGCTGCAAACGCACGTGTTCAAGTTTGTTTACCAAATGGGGAATTGTTTGATGTCATTG